TCAGTATGAGCTAAAAAAGCTCCTGAATGAGCATATTGAGAGAATTAAAGAAACTCTCGTAAGCTCTTATCAAATCAACGGTTTTGACTTTTCGGGCTACCGACACCATGTAGGTAGAGTCGAAGGACTTCGCATGGCACTTGAGCTGTGCGATGAGGCGGAAGCCATTGTGAATGGCAAAGAGTAGGGGGAATAAAATGCCTTTTATGACTATGGAGCATGAGACAGATCCGGCTGAATCAATACGGACTGAAATGGGGGACATTTCATCAGTTGAAGTGTTTAACAACCAAGTTTTGGTGGCGGTGTACATCCGCCCTCAGAAGACCAAGAGCGGGATCATTTTGACCAGCCAAACAACTGATGAAGATCGATATCAGTCCAAAGTTGGCCTTGTCATTAAAAAGGGTCCGCAGGCTTTTGAAGATGTTTCTGGTCAATGGTTCAGTGGTTTGAACATTGAAGAGGGTGACTGGATTGTTTTCCGCCCGTCTGATGGTTGGAGCATCACGGTCAACAATGTCCTTTGCCGGATGATTGATGATGTGAACATAAAAGGCCGCATTGATCAGCCTGATCGTGTTTGGTGATAGGAGAAACCAATGTCTGGTGACGAAGAACAGATTGAATTTAAGCTGGACGACGCCCCGCCAATAGAGGGGGCCAAAGAAAATGACCCGGAAGTTGAGATTGTTGACGATCCGGCTGAAGTTGAGGCTAAGGCACCTGAAAAGGATGTTGATAAAGCTTTGAAAAAGCTAAATAAAAAGCTTGATGAAGAGCGCAAAGCCCGTATGGATGCCGAAGCTATGGCTAGGCAAGCTACGGAACATGCTCGCATGGCTCAGAACGAGGCCAGCGACAGCAATATGCACCTCGTGAGCGGTGCTATTGAATCTGTTCGGCGGGATCAGGAGATTTTAAAAGCTAATCTCCGAGATTCCATGGCTATTGGCGACTTTGACAAAGCCGCTGAGCTTCAAGAACAGATGACTGCTAACATCACAAACCTTCGCCAGCTTGAGCGTGGGTTTGAAGAGATGAAGCAGCAACCTCGAATGCAGCCCCAAGCAGCTCCGCAAGGGGAATTGACGGTTGATACGCTCATCGACCGGGTTACCCCGCGATCTGCGGAGTGGCTGAAGAAAAATCGGGATGCTTTGCCGGATGCGCGGTCAATTCGTGTGATGGCGCGGGCGCATGAGGATGCAGTTGATTACGGGATTGCCCCTGAATCAGATGCATACTTCCAGTTTGTAGAGAACAGGCTTGGAATCAATGCAACCCGCAGATCTATCCCTGAGGTGGATGACGTTATGTCCAGTGCAGCATCAAGCAAGCAGAGGCGGTCAGCCCCTCCGTCAGCCCCGGTGTCACGCCAGCCTATTGATTCACCCAATCATAGGCCGGGGGTCATTACGCTGACTGCCGCAGAGGTGGAGGCCGCTAAAATCAGCGGGATTACGCCTCAAGAGTACTACCGGAACAAGATGCGCGAGAATAATCGCTTGAACTGAGGAGAGTTAAATGACTGATTCTACTGCAAAACGTCGCGGTCGCCCGCCCAGGGCAGCCCCGTCTCCCGTAACTGAAGGGCAAGATGCGTCTCTTGAGACTGTTGATGTCCAAGAAGTAATCTCTGCGCGTCCGCCTATGCGTCCTGCTATGCGGGAAGATGACCCTAGGGCTGCTGCGGCTCGCCGTGCGGCTGAAATTCGTGACCAGTTTGAGAACGTAGACGAGGGTGTGGACGAATTTCGCACCCCGGAAGCGCCAGATGGCTGGACCTACGAGTGGAAGCGCCGCACTTTGCTAGGACAAGAAGACCCGGCATATCAAGTTGAGCTGGCGCGCATGGGTTGGGAGCCTGTTTCTACCAACCGCCATCCTAATATGATGCCAATTCAGGGCAACCACCCTGTAATTGAGCGCAAAGGCATGGTTCTCATGCAGCGCCCGGCGATTATTTCGGACGAGGCGCGGGCAAATGAGCTGAGAAAAGCTCGAAACCAAGTTCGCGTGAAAGAACAACAGCTTAACGCTGCCCCGGATGGCACTTTGACCCGTGATCATCCCAGCGCTAGGGCTCAAATCAAGAAGGGTTATTCCCCGATTGAGGTTCCCAACGATTAAAATATGTTTCTGGAGGGGGTCGCATTTTGCGGCCCCTTTACATTTGTAGATTATAATTGTAATTTCTTGTTTGAAGCCCTCATGGGCTGTCCCCATCCCCCGGCGCGGATGGCTAAACTTTCCCCGGCTTCCGAATCTCCCCGGCGTGAGATGACGAGCCTCCTGAAAAAGGAGATTCCGTCATGGCGAACACTGCCGCCTATAACGGTTTTCAACAGCACAGCGGTACGGGCTCTGCGCCGACCTATGAGCAGGTCTCTGTTTATATTTCGTCCAGCAACACTACTGCCATCTACAACGGTGACCCCGTAAACCCCGATGCAAACGGCTTCATTGTCCGTGGCGTCACCTCTTCTTCCAGCAGCAACACCCAGATCGCTGGCGTGTTCATTGGTTGCAAGTATCTTTCGGTCAGCCAGAAGCGCACTGTTTGGTCCAACTATTGGCCCGGCAGCGACAATTCGGGCAACGTCGAAGCCTACATTATCAATGACCCCAATGCTAAGTTTGTGGCTCAGTTTGGCAATGTCAGCGTTGCTCAGACCTATGTCAACAGCGGCGTCGGCTTCAATATAGGTACTGGTAATGCCAACAGCGGCATTTCTGGCGCTTTCCTTGAGACCTTGGCGACGGACAGCACAATGCCCTTCAAGGTGGTCTCTCTCGTGACCGACCCTCCGGGGGCTAACGGTACCGAAGCTGGCGCTTATCAAAGGGCTATCGTTGCCTTCAATAACGTCTCCACCAAGCAGCTCACGGGCATCTAACAAGGAGTAGGGACTATGGCTGTTAATCTTTCTGCCATTAAAGACCTTCTGCTCCCCGGTCTCCGTGGGGTTGAAGGTAAGTACGAGCAGATCCCGTCGCAATACGACAAGATCTTTACGAAGCATGATTCCAAGATGGCGCTTGAGCGCACCGCAGAAATGCGTTTCTTGGGTCTCGCCCAGCTCAAGACCGAAGGCGGCCAGACTGCCTTTGATAACGGCGCTGGCGAACGCTACGTCTACAACCAGGAGCATACCGAGATCGCTCTCGGCTATGCCATCACTCGCAAGGCGATTGATGACAACTTGTACAAGACCCAGTTCATGCCTTCGAACCTCGGCCTGATTGAATCTTTCCATCAGACCAAGGAAATCTACGGCGCGAACGTCCTCAACACCGCGACAACCTACAATGCGTCCATCGGCGGCGACGGCAAGGCGCTCTGCGCTGCTGACCATCCCATCGACGGCGGCACGGTCTCCAACATTCCGGCAACTCCCGTTGACCTGAATGAATCGACCCTGCTGAACGGCATGATCGGGATCAGGACGGCGTTCAAGGACCAGGCTGGTCTGAAAATCTTCGCCCGTGGCCGCAAGCTTGTTGTGCCTCCGCAGCTTGAGCCGGTTGCTATCCGTCTGACGAAGACTGAACTGCGCCCCGGCACTGCGGACAACGACGTCAATGCGATCATGATGACGGCTGGCGGTCTGCCTGAGGGTTACATGGTCAACGACTTCTTGACCTCGACCCGCGCTTGGTTCCTGCTGACCAACATCGATGGTCTGTCGTACATGGAGAGAGTGAAGTTCGAATCCGATATGCAGGTCGATTTTGTCACAGACAATCTGCTTGTTAAGGGTTACGAGCGCTACTCGTTTGCCTACTACAACTGGCGCGCTATCTGGGGTTCGTTCCCGACCTAATGCTAAGAGGTGGGGTCCAAAGCCCCACCTTTCATCTAGGATTTCTAGTCGCGTTGACCGGCCTAGCGGACGCTGCACAAGACAACGCGACGACTCGTGCAGGAGGCTCATATGAGCACCACTACTTTCACTGGCCCTATCAAGGCTGGCGATGTTCTCAATACGACCGGCACCACTGCCGGTACGGTTAAGAATGTTGGATTCGTTATAATGGCGCAGGTTGTGCCCCTCACGCAGGCTGGCACTGCTACGGCAGCCGCCACGGGGATTGTTATTCCCGCCTATAGCCACATTGTTCAGATTCAAATGCTGAACACGGTTGGTTTTAGTGGCGTGTCGTCCAACATCAGCATTGGCACTTCCGCGACTGCCACTGAGCTTGCCGCTGCTACTTCTGTTGCCAACATCGGCATTACTGGGTTGACGCCGGGGACGGATGCCACTCGCTCCGCACTTTGGTCTAATGTCGGCGCGTCTGACGTTATCGTCTACGCTCTGTCTACAAACACTGGTGCCGGTGTCGGCGACCTTGTCGTCCGTTACATTCAGGCTGAGAACGTCTAAGCTACAGGAGATCGTCATGAAGGGTAAAGGTCAGCACAAGCTCGGAAACCCGTCGCCTAAGAACCCTGGCGGGGATTTCTATGCCGGTGGTCAGTCCGAAGTTGCCAAGGAGGCCAAGGACAAGTCTGAGGGCTTCAAGCGCGGCGGCAAGACCGTCAAGATGGATGGCAAGAAGGCCAAGGCTGATATGGGTCGCAAGCCCCGTATGAGCGGCGGCAAGGTAATGTCGTCTGCCAATTCGGGTACGCCCCGCAGTAAGTCTTCTCACTACTAAGATCGTTTCTCCCCGATCTGGTGTGAGACTAACGGGGGCCGTGTGCCCCCGTTTTTGCAGGAGATTGCTATGACTGCTGCCTGGACGCGTAAAGAAGGCAAAAACCCCGAAGGCGGGCTCAACGAAAAGGGCCGGGCGTCCCTCAGGGCGCAGGGTCAAGATATTAAGCGTCCCCAGCCAGAAGGGGGGTCGCGCAAGGATAGTTTTAGGGCTAGAATGTGCGGGATGAAGGAGAAGCTGACTTCCGCCAAAACAGCGCACGACCCAAACAGTAGGATCAATCTTGCTTTAAAGAAATGGGACGTAAAATGCTAAAATGCACCCGATGCAAACAAGAAAAACCAGCAACTGCTGAGTTTTTCCCTTTGCATAATCGAAAGATTAACGGCCTTGATAGTTGGTGTCGGGAGTGCAGAAATTCATATCGAAGCGAAACTAGGCGTGGCCTATATCGCGATATGATTGACGATGAATCTTTAAAAAACGTGCTTGCAACAACAATTTGTTGTACAATTTGTGGGGATGAGGGTGATCTTGTAGTTGACCACGACCATGAGAAAAACATCATCCGTGGCATACTTTGCAATAGGTGTAACAAGGGTCTTGGCCTGTTTCGCGACAACCCAGATTTCCTTGAATATGCCCGTATCTATCTTCTGGCTTCTCATAACGATCCAGAAGCAGCAAAATATGTTAAAGATAACAGTGGGTTAGATTTGTATGGGGAGATTCACTGATGGACAAACCTTTCTGGGAGAAAGACGCGCCAAA